CTAACCTTGCAGTTTGGTTTTCTGCAACCGAGTTCCTTCTAAGAATACCATGAACATAGTATCCCTTCTCTAAAAGAAACTCTGCAAGATATGAACCATCTTGCCCGCTTATTCCTGTTACTATTGCTACTTTATTCATAATATGTGTACCTTATATTCTTCTAAGAACCAGTTTATAGTTCTGCTTAATCCTTCTTGTATTGGTATAAATTCAAATTCTGGTAGATGTCGTTTCAAAATACTATTATCTGATGGTTTTTTCAACTGTCCATCTGGATAATTGTGATTATAAACTATATTGCCTCTAAAATCCATTTTGAAAGTAATGGTCTGTGCTAATACTGCCATACTTATTTCTAAATCTGGTGAAATTACAAATGGTGTTGGTTCATCATAATTATGCAACACCCAGTTTACAATTTCAGCAACATCATCAACATAAACAAATTCACGATATGCCGCACCTGTTCCCCACACTTCAAAATTTGTATTGTTTTGTTTTGCTTCGTAACATTTACGAATAAGTGCAGGGACTACATGGCTACTGTTCAAATCGAAATTGTCGTTTGGTCCGTATATGTTTCAGGGAATAACAGTGACAAAGTTACAACCATATTGGTCACGATATGCCCTGCTCTGAACTTCTAACATTCTCTTTGCATACGCATATCCATAATTGGATGAATGGGGTTCTCCATCATGAATGTGGTCGGGTGATAGTGGGTATGTTGCATCATCAGGAAATACACAAGTACTCATAAACGACACAACCTTTTCTACTCCACAATTTCTCGCCGCTTCAAGAACATTTGTGTTCATGATGATGTTTTCGTAAAAGAATTCACCAAGATGTTCAGAGTTGGCTTTTATACCGCCCACCCTTCCTGCACAATGTATAATATGTGTAACTTCATTTTCCTCAATGTAATCTATGATTGCATCAAGTTCCATCAAATCTAATTCATCGTGGCCAGGTTTAAAATGTGCGGTAATAGCAGAACCAACTAATCCGCTTCCACCTGTTACTAATATTTTCATAAATTACCCTTCATATGTTGAATCAGATTCTAGTGCTACCCAATAAATCAAATCATCGTTTACTTTCTTGAATTGACTCACAACTTTATCACTTATACCAACATTATAATCGCCAGGCAACATTTTCAAATTTTCTGCCTTAAAGTAAAAAGTAAAAACTTTATTATCTGGGTTATCACCTATTGCTACCGAATAATTATTCGTAGTAGAATCAGCCTTATCAAGAGCAACAATTTCAATTTCATCTCCATTAGAACGAATTGCTATATCTGAAACTTGTAACACTGAAGATGCTCGTAATATATCACCAAATACTGATTCGGTCAAAGTGCAATCAACTACCGTTTCTGGCATATTAATGTTTTTATTTGCTGTTGTAAGGAGTTTCGGTTCAGAATAATAATAAGTAACTTCGGTATTTCGTTTTTCATCACGAATTGTAACATACTTTTCATGAAATTCAAATTCTGGATTTGTAAAAAGAGAAATGGTGCCTAAGAATTTGTTTAAATCCCAAATCCCAAATTCTACATCAAAAGTTTCTTCTATTGTTGCTTCCGCCATTACATTTTTAATGGGGGAAATTGTTCTAATAACACTTCCAGGCTTCACTAAAATATTAGAATTAATAGTAGAAAAATTCTTTAATATATCAAAAGTCTTCTGTGTTAAAGTTAAAGTGGTCGCTGTTGTCATAATATCTCCATTGACTTAATATTCGTCATTCACATAATCTTGATATGCATCCATATCAACTGTACCGTCCATTATACCACGCAAAGCGTCTTTGTCAAAATGTCTTTTTGATTTTCTTTGGTGTTTTTTCCTTCTACCCCTTGTCTTCATTTCCTTATAATCTTCAGCATCAACTTGGTTGCCATTTTTCTTCTTTTTGCTCACAATTTTAAAACTCCTCTATGTGTTGCATTAAATTTTTCAATTTCTGTTTAATAAAATAATTAAAAAGATTACTTCTATTTTCAACTTTTGGCTTATTTTCAAACTCTTCTAATATTATATTTCTGATTTCATCAGGAATCCTATTAAAATCTATCAAATTTTGATTTCTGTTCCAATTTTCATGACTGGACCACTTTCCAATGTCTTCTTTCATTTCAGAAATTCTTTTTTTACCACAAGGCTTTTGTCTCTTATTTTCATCCACAAACACATCATCGTCAGAAAGAATATTGGGAATTCCATCTGAAGAATCACCACCAAGAATATGTTCAATTAAAAATATCTCTGGGTTTTCACAAAATAAAAATTCCTTTTTGATTGGACTGTATTGTTTTACATTTTCATATCGTTGAAGTTGTTGAAAATCTTTATCACTAGAAACAATAACAATATCTTCCTGTGTATGATATTTTTCACAAATAATAGCAATGATATCATCTGCTTCTACAGTCTTAATTTTAATATTTTTATATGGAAAAGTGTTTATTACTTCTTCGCGAATATCGTCCATCATGCCATAAATATCATCCCAATTCACATCAGATTTCTTTAATGTTTTTGACCTGTTCGCCTTATAATTTGGAAAAATATCCTTCCGCCAATATTTTCCTCCATCATTACAAATTACAAGTTCACCATACTGTTCCGAAAACTTGTTTCTATACATTCTATATGTGTTTAATATTATATGGCGGAAAAGACTTTCGTGAATCTCTGGGTCTTGTTTTAACACATGAAATAAACTCGCAAAAACTAACTGGTTATTGTCTAACAATATCATTCTATATTCTATATTTCAACCCATTGTGTGGATGTTCCGTCTTCAACATACTTATAAAGATTTCCAGTTGTCAAATCCAACCATTCATCACCCACAAATGGGTCTAGTGGGGCTGTAGACGAATCACTGTATTTATGAATTCTTTCTTCTGTCAATTCTTCCCATCCCGCCTTTAATCCGTGTTCGGGAGAACCTACAGTAACATTTGTTGCCCTTATTGCAGAATATAATTTTCCATTTTTTAAAACAACATCACCCTTTTTATAAGTAATAATACCATTATCGTCTTTAATTTTCCACACTAAAGGAGATTTCATCTTTTCTTCATCTTTTCAAAACAATCTTGAGTGCTTCCTATATTAGAAGTTTTATTTGCCTTCTTTTTGGTTGGTGTCTTCTTAATAATAGAATTTTTACATGCATTAATTTTTGGGTCTGCGTGTCTTCGCATCCAAAGTCTATCTTCTTTATTAGTATTTCTTTGAACCCATAGTGAACTTTCTGTAACCCACTCCCATATACAATCCTTCTGCCATTGAATTTGAATTCTTAAATCTTTACCTTTTTCAAATCCCATCCAATCTTCTTCATTTGCTCTTTTATAAGATTTTATAGAAAAGTGTGGGGATAATATCATCAATTGGTCTTTCAGATATTCTTTATATGAGACATTTGACAATGTATTTTTCATATATTATGTAGTGACCAATAATTCTTCAGAAATCTCTGAAATGGTTGAAACTAGATAGGTAAGTGCCTCATATGGATTCATACTTGCTGACGGTCTTCTATCTTCCAAATATCCTTTACCATCATTTGTAACCGTACTAGATGGAATACGAATGGATACAGAACGGTCATTCTCTCCCCATGTAAAGGTATTAATAGATGAAGTTTCATGTTCACCAGTTAACCTCTTATTGTTATCTTTACCATAAGAATTAATCGCTTTGTCGTGTGATTCTGCAAAGGCAGAACAAATAACATTCATATATTCTAGGTTTGCAGAATTTCTCATGTAGTTGGTAGAAAAGTTAATATGAGCGCCTGAACCATTCCAGTCGCCATCTACCAATTTGGAATCATATGTTACAGAAACAGGATGTGGTGATCTTTCTGTTGTCCGTTGTAGTAAGAAACGAGAAAACCAAAGTTGGTCTGCAATATCTAATGGATTTCCTGGACCAATTTGATATTCCCACTGAGATAACATAACTTCTGGATGAAATCCTTCATATGAAAGATTGCTTTGTGTGCATAAAAGTGCATGTTGTTCTGCTACCATTCTTCCTTTTTGTTTGTCGTTACCAACTCCACAATAATAATCACCCTGTATGGGTGGAATTTCTTTGTCATAATCTTCCCATCCGAATGGTTTGCCTGTTGTTGAATTTGTAATTACATATTCTTGCTCGATACCAACCCAAATATTCTGCTCTCTGTTGTCCTGTAATGCTTCCCATAATTTTTTACGAGAATTTGACTCATGTGCCGTGCCATCGACATTCAAGACTTCGCAAAAAACATACCAAGATGGTGTTTGTCTAGACTCCATTGGATTAGGAAATAATCTAATAGGATTAAGAAGTAAATCACTATCTATAGTATCCGATTGATTAGTACTCGAACCATCGAATGACCAACTTGGAACTTTATCGACACTTAAAATTTCATTTGGTAGATGGAATATATTAGAATATCTTACTTTGCTTCTAACGCTGTCGTTTCCATCTATCCAAACATATTCCAACTTATACTTTTTCTGCGTTGGTCTTTGAGGTGGTTCGGGTACTTCTACTTCCTCACCTTGGGCCCATTTTTTTAAGTCATCTTTTTCTCTAAACCCACAAATTTGATTACCAGTCTTCGCATCAATAAAATGTGGTGTGCCACATTGTGCATTGTATTTTGCTTTTACTTCATTTATTCTTTTCATATCATTGGGATTATTGAAATCTAAAATTGTTATTTTATGACCATCTTTTTTCAACTCGTCAACGATTGGGTCCTGTTTAGTACACCAACCACATTTGGGGTTCATAATATACAGGAGGTCGTGTTCTGATGCTCCCCTTATAATCTTTTTATCCATTATCTAATTCCTTATTCTGGTTTCCAAAAAACAAATATCGGTTCATACTTTAAGTATTTCCCATCAACTTGACAGTAATTTTTACATGTGGGTTTACCATCTTCACCCATTCTATTTTGTCCAGGCATTCCTTCTAGCGCCATCTTTAATGTGTACTTGTATATCATACCACAAGATTCAAGTATGTCAATACTATCTTTTTCAATTGGTAGATATTTCCCACCAACCAACAAATCCGCAACATTCCAAGCCATATATCTGCCAGGTCTCAAATATTCTGCACAAGTTTCTAATGTTGGTGCAAGAAATCCATGTCGCCATAATTCATATGATGAGCCGAATTTCTTATATGATTGTTTCTCGTCCTCGCTGTATGCTTCTCGATTAAAATATGGAGGAGATGTAAATATAAAATCTACTTTTCCTTTGTATTGTTTAAAGTCGGGATGTGTGTGGATTTCTTCTGAACCTTCTTGAAAAATGTGGTAAGTGTTTGTTTCGGAAAAGAATGGATTTCCTCTATAAGTTCTGGTATTGTAAAAATCAGCCAAAGACTCATATTTACTACCTGACACATCCCCATAAAAATTATCAGGATTAGGGTCAGTGCCAACATAATGCACCCTACGGTCATCCCTAACACCCATAGCACCAAGTATACGACCGCCCCAACCAGCGGACGGGTCATAGACCACAATTCGTTGTTGTCCTTTAACATCTTCAGTAAATCTCTCATATAAGTATTTAGCAGTCATTGGTGGGAAGTTTACTGCGGGTTGAATATATCCAATACGATATGCCGCAAATGCTTTTGGAAACATTTTCTTTCCCTTTTTATACACACGGATGTTATATCGCATATTATCAGACATGTTGTCTATGTCAAAGGTAGAATAGTGTCTGTACTCCAACCATCCTTTATCTTTGTATTCTTGTACTTCGTCTTTTGTTAGATTTAGAATTTCACTTTGTTCTACTTGGAAGTATCCACTGTTCAGTCCTTCTCGTATCTTTACTTCCTCTAACATAAAGTCATATCCCTTAAAGATATTACGATTGTTATGAAATGCATCCATCCATGCATGTGCATCTTCTGTTGCAACTATTGCATACTTCTTATTGTTTGTAAACGCACTCTTTGCGTGTTCATACAGGGAATCCCTACGAAAATGGCGCATTCCACCCTTCACCATCTTGTCGAGGTGTCTGTCATCTGCAAATAGGTCGTATATAGAATATCCATTATCTTTCTCTGTATAATTGATGCGTGTCTGCATCATATTGCTGAACCATTGGTCTGCTTCACCGCCAATTCTGGACTTATTAATAATTACATCATCTTCAATATCAGAAAGTTCATCACTGTGTGCGAACTTATGTGTGGGATATTCTGCAATCTTGTTAAATCGCTCTATAATTCCTTCTTCATTTTTGCCAGTTCGTGGAGGACATCCATATTCATCCCACGATTCTTTTACCACTTTTCGGAATTCAATGACCCAATCACGAAACTGGTCGGGTGTCATCTCTAAAAGGTCTTCAAAATTACAATTGATATGTGAATTTATCACATGGTCATTTCGTTCATAAAACTGTTTTGTATCTGTCATCATTTTATTCTGCTAAAGTTATTCTTCTTTTCAAACACTATATGGTTCTGGAACTTATCTGTCATTGTATCAGATTTATGAGAAATTACAAATATATTTGCTCGATTTCCGAAAGTTGTTAGAATTTTTAGGAATTCCTCAGTACCCACCGCATCTAGGCTGGAATCAAACACTTCATCCAGTATTAATATATTACAGTTTACACTATTTTTAAGTCTGGCTATTTCTCGCCATGCTAATAGCAATGATAAATCAATTCTTAATCGTTCACCTTCACTAAAACTATTATATGTGAACTCATCGCGATGACGGCTCTTGATTGTTTCAATAAAATTCTCATCTAGATTGAACTGACAAAAGAAATCCATATCCCCAAGATACTTGTTAATCAATCTATTCATAATTGGTAAATAATGTTTAATAATTTTTGCTTTTATGCCACTATCTTTCAATAGGGTAGAAGCAATACTATAATAGTGTTTATCTTCTACTAATTCTTTTCTTTTTACCACCTTCTCTTTTCCTTCATCAATCAGTTGATTTATCTCATTCTTTTCTTCTTGAATCTCTTTTCCTTCAACTGATGCCTCTTTAGCACTATTTAACATCTTTTGAAAATATTTGGCATGTGCGCCTAATTGGTGTCGTTTGTTTTGAATTTGTTCATTTTCTGTTTGAATATCTTCAAGAGTTTCATTAATAGTATTTAATTTCTTTTCAGCAACTTTAATATTTCCAACAATTATTTCTAATGTTTCTTTAATATTTGTTTTTTCCTCGGCCTGTTCTTTATATACACATTCTTTGTGGTGTTCTTGGATGTCTTGTTTGCAGGACGGACAAGTATCATTTTCTTCATAAAATTTTACATTCCTTTCAATGTCTTTTATCTTATTTTTTAATTCTGTTTCAAGTACTTCAGATTGTAATAGGTTGTCTGAAACACCATCTTTATCTTTTATCTTCTCCATAAATTTATCAATCTTCTTTATATGAAGTTCAATATCTTCTCCAAGTTCATTCATTTGGTTGCCTGTTACTCTAGCCTCTTCTTTATAATTCGCTGCGGAATCACTTGACCTCTTTTCAAGAGTATCGATAAGTTTTTGTTTTGAATCAATTTTGCTTTTAATTATTTCTACTTCATGGTCGATGTCTTTGATATATTCTTTTGCCATCTGTAATCTTGAACGAACTAGTGTATTCATTACAGAGAACACATCAATATCGAGTAAATTCTCTACAACCAGTCTCCTATCTGTTGTAGACAATTTCATAAAAGGAACATAATTAGATGAACCAAGAATTACCACTTGACAAAATGATTTGTATGACATTTTTATAATCTGTTCTTCTAGTATTTTCTGATAATCCCTTGACATAGCATCTTGGTCAAGCATTTCACCATTCTTAAATATTTCAAACTTCTTTGGTTTTAATCCACGAAATATTTTATATTCATCTCTACCAATCAAAAATTCTATTTCTACTTCGCATTCTTTATTGTTTATAGAATTCGGCAACTGAGGAATCTTTATACCCCGAAACGACCTTCCAAACAAAGCAAATGTCAATGCATCAAGCATTGTTGACTTACCTGCACCATTATCACCAGATATTAATGTATTATTATTTTTTGTAAGGTCTATGGTAGTTTTATAATTTCCTGTTGATAGGAAATTTCTATAAGAAAGTGTTTTAAAAATTATCATATACTTAAACTTTCCATATATAAGTCCTTGATAATCTTCTTCATTTTTGCCTTGTCTTTTACTTCTTCTATTAAATCTACTTCGTTATTTATAAGTGTAACCGTATCTTGTGCCAAATCGACTATTTCTTCCTTAGTCCACTCGGAATCTATAATTTCTTCTACTACCGTAATCTTGGCAACACCGCAATCATATAATTTATCCATAAATCTTTCAAACGAATATGGGTGTTTTTTATTTTCAACATATAGTTTAACATATGAACCCTGAAGATATTCACAGTCTAATTTGTCGCTATCAACGGGACCATCTTCATCGTTATATGTTACTGCATGGAACATTTTATAGGGATTGAATATAAACTCAACTTCCCTTGTGTTTGTATCTAAAACATGAAATCCCTTTTCTTCCTTCAAATCTGCAAAGGTGATTTGATATTGTGTTCCCATGTAACATATGTTTCCCTGTTGGTGACGATAATGAAAATGTCCTGTATATACTTGTTCATATCTATTGAATAGTTTTGCATCCATTCCGCCCTCATACTTCACTCCTCTCATCACATCATATCCCTGTAATTCAAGATGTCCAATAAGAATTGGTGCCGCGGCAGTCTTGATAAACTCTGTTGATTTATCGTAATTCTCTTTATTCACCCAAGGAAGCAATGCAATATCTAAACCGTCAAAGTTTACTACAACAGGTTCTTCATAAAGTTTCAAATCATTACCAAACAATTCTCTAATTGAATTTATTGTATTTGTGTTTCGGTAATAAACATCATGATTGCCGAGAATGCAATGCATTTCAACATTGTCATCTCTCAGTTTATCCATAAATCTTGTACGAACTTGATTAAGAACATTGAAGTTTACAAACTTCCTTCTGTCCATCAAGTCGCCGGCATGTATTACCGTCTTTATGTTGTTCTCTTTAATGTATGGGAAAAATACATCGTCAAAGAACCTCATAAAATAATCTAAAAATAATTGGCTGTCGCCTCTTGCACCGAAGTGCGTGTCATTTATCAGTGCTATCTTCACTTTTTATATCATCCTGTAAAATTTTATTCAAATTGGTTTTCTTTTTTGTTTTGGCTTTCTTTTTCTTTTTCTTTGGTGTAAACTTAGTTATGTCATTATCACTCAACTTAAAATAACTCGTCATTGCTTGTTTAACAGAGTTTATGTTATCCTTTTCAAAATAATTTTCTTTAAACCAATTACTTAGAGTTCCATCATCCATTGTTTCTGCCAATTTAAATTTGACATATGATTGTTTTTTTTCCTTTTCTATTCTCCTCAAAAAGGCATAATATATAATTTGAGTAAAATATGAAAATGGATTTTTAGATTTCTCTGGGTCGAAATTATGAGCATACATCAGGCAATTTTCTATACCATCACCAATCATTTCTTCTTTATATTCATAATTGATAAAATTTGGTTTAAATGACAAATGTTGAGCAATTTTAACAAAGCATTCTCCAATATAATTAGATATTGGAGGCCTTCCTTCATCTGAATTTTCTGCTTCTACCACCAATTTTTTCCAATCAACCATTGCAGAGTAAAATTCTTTATTATCAACATAATGATGTGTTACTTTTTTCTTTTTACTCATATAATCACATTATAACTTCTATTTTATAAAAATCAAAGTAAATATTACTTTTTTACTTGACAATATTTAAATTCCATGTTACACTGTCTGTGCCCCAGGAATAAAGGTATTTAAGAAACATCTTTATCATTTAGATAATCTTCCGGGAAGGGGCTCCAATCTTTCCAATCCGTTCCATAATTTTTATAGTCTTTTCTTTTATTATTAACATCATAATTTTTTAAGCCGTTTATAACTTCCATTATATCTTCTTCTTCCAATAAACCACCTTCTACTAGAGACATGAGTGCTTCAGGCGGAAGAAATAGCGTCATCGTTATATAATTCATGAAGTCTTCTTGTTGTTGATTTCTTTCTTCTTCTTCTGCATTTAATGCCATTTCTCTTAAATCTTCTTCACTTAGATTTTTCATATCTTCCATTATTTTTTCCATAATGGATTTTTCTTTTTCACTTTTAATCTTATTCATGAAGTTTACTAAATCATTTATTTCAGATTCTTTTTTGGGACTTTCATTATTATCTACTCTATGAATCTTCTTTGATGATGATTCTCTTTTTTGTTCATCAACTTTCTTTTTTTCAAGTGAATATAATTTCATTACATCCATATCTGGTTTTAGATAAGAAGCAACAAAGTCTTTCGGAATGGATGTTTGTTCATGGGTAGCATAGAGAAGCCAATTCTTAAGAATTGTCATTTCTCTTGTTCTACCAAATGGGTCTGTCATCATGGAAGATTTAAAAACCATTGGTCGTTCAATTATCAATTTATTGTTCTTTTCACCCATTATTTTAGCAATTAATTCTTCACCGCTTCTTAATTTTAATATTCTGTATGAATTGGTTTTCATATTAGTGCCTCACAGTTGGATTTTGACAGACTTCCAATTAAACTTCTCATTACTATATATCCTTCTTCGTTCGTCTAGATGTCTCATTGTATGATTTTTATACTTCTTATGACATAAATTATCACTGATATCATATAATTTTACTTTATTTTTTGTTTTTGATTTTCTCAATCCCCTGCCAATCGATTGAAGAACACGAATTACTGACTTTGAAGGCGATGCAAATATAATGTTATGAATATTTTTAATATTAATTCCTGTGCTACATGTTCCATATGATGCAATTAATATGGCATTCTTTTCCTTATCAATAACCTGCCTTATTTTTTCTCTTTGTTGTGTATCAGTTCCTCCATATATAAAAAATACTTTTCTTTTGTCAGAACATCCTTTTTTTATCATTTCATATAGAGGTTTTCCGTGAGTTTCAACAAAATTAAATAACATTAAAGTATTACCATGAAGAGTACTACAAAGTTTTGATAAAAATTCATTTCTTTTATCATTTTCTACAATCCATTTTAGTTCTTCTTGATATGTAACTCGTTTTACATTTTGTATATCATTTTTAGAATAAAGAAGTGTTATACATTCTATTTCCAAGTCTGATAGTAGTTCCTTTTCCATTAATTTTTTGGTGGTGGTAACATTATATACTTTACCAAACAAACCCTCAATTACTAATTTGTGTGTAAAACTACCATCCAAAGTGCCTGTTGTTCCTATTCTATATGGACAATCCACCAATTTAGTCATCAAAGTGGTTAGTGATTTTGCTTTAAACAGATGACATTCATCCCCAAATACTGCACCAAACTGTTTGAAGTATTTGTCTGGCATCTTGTAGATGCTCTGCCATGTAGAGATAACTATTCTTTTTTCTGTTACCTTGTCTTGACCCGCATAAATTGAATGGCAATTATTATCGGCGCTCCATTTAACTTTAGATGAATAGTCTTTAAAATCGTTGTACATTTGTGCTACCAATCCAGTGGTAGGAACTACAACGAGTATCTTTTTATCTTTTGGTAGTATTGATTCATAATACCTAATCAGGCAGTATATAATTAACGATTTACCACTGCCTGTTGGTGATAATAATAAACATCTGCCATTATTTATTGCATAACTGATGGCGTCTAACTGATGTTCATATAATTCAATACCCTTTCCATCAGAGGATGGCATTATTTTCTCATACACATATTTTGCAACCATCTCTGGAATAATATTATTTTTATTTTTTATCGGATTGGATATAGAATATCCTCTATCATATGCAAATTTTAAAACATAATCGACCAATCCTGCATATATCGTTCTTGTATGCACATTATATAAACGAATCTGTCCATCCCATATTTTATTTCTATAGGCAGGAACATATTTGTAATTAGGAACAGTAAAAGTAAAGAACTGACTCAGTTCTTTCGCAATGCTCCGTTCACAATTTACTTTTATATGAACAGAATCAACTGGCTGTATCTCTATATCATTCATGTTGCGTTTGTAAATTTCAACCAATCAATCGCTGAACGAATGTACCACTGTCTGTTGTTTATGGTTTTGATTATACTTTCTAAGTAGTTTACCTTTTCTTGTTGCAAAAGGATTTTATTCACAATGGTTATTAGGTCCTCATCTGCATCTAAAAATTTATCAATATCAGATTTAAGGATGTTTAAATCGAATGTCTCCCATCCCATATCATCTAATTCCTCCCTACTTAATTTTCCAGTATAATAGAGCCATTTGTTCTTTTTGAGAACATTGAAATCAGATTTTAATTTACCAAGTATCAACTTTTCATCTGTAAAAATAATTAAATATTTGTTGTGTAATTGTGGCGTTTTCATGGACTCCAAATCGAGTTCGGTTTCATCCATTTTTAAATCTTTACCCACTAATCGCCTAATGTCTTCTAAATTCATAACAAACTCCTGTAACCATTATATTATACAACAAATATAAAGAAAATCAAGTATTATCGTGCATTAGTTAGTCGGTTAATAGTATAATATGTGTATGCAAAGGTAGCATTTACAATAGCCGGTTCATTGTCTGGATTTGTGGAATTAAACTGTATACCACCTAACGATATTGGAAAGATTCCATGAATATCTATTTCAAGTTTTGGTTTGTAATTACTACTGGTAATAGATATTTTTGCATCTGAAAAATAATCTCCAAATTGGCCTTTTGGCATTGATCGTTGGGCACTTATGTTGGTTTTGAAATCTGCCATCAAACCAATTTCTTCCATCCATTCAAAAACTTCAATCCAGTTTTTCATATCTTCATCCACAATAAAACTAACATTTAATTCTTCCCATGTGTATTTGCCCCCAATCCATTTGGCAGTAGTTCCAAAGACGGTAGGTTGTTCCACTGGGGTTAATGAAAGAGAAGGTAAATTTACTTGTTGACAATGATATGTCACTAATGGAAGCCTAGTTAATTCAAATTTAAAATAGTTTGTGGCAAGATAGTTATTATTATCTGGTTGCCTAGGATCACTAACTCTGGTAATGTCAGGAATACCAGGTCCTGTATATCCTGCCTTTGCTCCAGTATATCCACCCTCATATGCCATTGTAGTTCTCCATATAGTATGTATAAAAAAACAGGGAGTCCTAAGACTCCCTGTTACTAAAGCAGTTATCTGCTATTATGTGTTACCGTGTAGGTTACTAATGGTGAAGAGTCTGTAATAGACATTCTTACCAGAACCTACTGAAACGGTAGTACCATCATCATGAGCAAATGGATTTGCAACCATTCCGTATCGAGTTTTGAACCCGATTTTTGGTTGGAATGTGTTTTCACCAACTGCACGAACCATTTGTAATGGAACATACGGACAGTAGAAAATACCAGCATCATAAGGGTTAGTGCCTCTGTAACCAACACACGCGAAGTTTACATCGCTTGAGCGGGCTTGTCCAGTTGTAGCACTGTATGGGTCAATATACACTTTCATCTTTCCGTTGAGTGTACCAACGAAAGTATTACCTGTGTCGTCAACATCTAAAGAGGTGTTGAGGGCAGGTGAAAGTTGTAACCAACCACCCATTGCTAGTGCAGAAGCAACATCAGAAGAGCAAAGAACAAAGTTGCCTTTTCCTCTACGAGTTTGCTTCGCGATGATATTTGCTTCTCTTTCGAGTTGGAACATCAAACCACGGAATCGTTCAGCACTCCATCGTCCATCAGAATCTGTATTTAGGTTATAAGTACCTGCTACAGTTAAATCTGAATGTTGGGCACCGTTTCTAGCACTAACATAAATGCTTCGTACTACTTCTCGGTTAATTTCAGCAAGAATTTCACTGCTAAGAATATTAGCAAGTTCAGTTTCTGCATCCAAACCGTGAACTGCTTTCAAGTCTTGAGCGAGTTCGGTTGTGTATTCTGCTTTCAACGCACGCGTCTTGGCTTCAACAGCAACTCGTTCAATACTGAACGCCATGTCACGGAATGCAGTACCATCAGAAGAACCCATACCTTCAGCAGTTGCAGTAAGCAACGCACGGAAACCTGCAAGTGAGTTACTTGCAGTTGGGTCAATACCACCAGTTGAACTGAATGCGGCACCTGTTGAGGTGTTACCTGCACCAGAGAACTTGGAGAATGCTTCTTGGTACAATGCTTCAGCACCAGATTGCGTATCGTATCGTGACCGCATTGCAAAGATGAGTCCAGTTGGCGCAGACATTGGCTGCACACCTACTAGGTCATAAGCAATTAGATTGGGCATCGAACGGCGAACTAGGCTGATTAGAATTGGGTCATAACCAGCGAGTGAATTTCCACTTGCATTATCAGCGGCAGCAGTAACACTAAAACCACCAGCATTCATTGCGTTGGTGGGAGTGGATTCGTATAGATGCTGTTCTCGTAATGCGAGTTCTTGATTTTCTAAAAGGACGGCAGTTACTTTTTTCTTGTAACTGTCTCCAATATCTGGAATATCAGGATGTTCTAGGACAGGATTCCACTTTTCTGTCAAAACATCGTAGGGTGTTGTATTGCTATCCATTTTTTTCTTTCTCCTTTAAGAGTTATTTATAATTTCTTATTTTTTTGGTAATTTATACCATTTTGTTTGGGTCGGAATGTCTACTAATTGCACTCATGTAATGACTCATGTTAGGGTCTTCAATGATTGTTTCATTAGACTGAGAACCTTCTTCTGTTAGATACTCTGAAGATACATTTTCTCCAAAATAACTTTCTTTCAAAATTTGAATCTTATCTCGATATTGTTCTTCATTTTCAAATTCAATACCTTCAGATAGTGATGCAAATCTTTCAATATCAGTATCTACAAGTCCGTCTGCTTCTTCAAAGAAGATTTCTTGACAACGATGAGATATAAGTGATTGGCGCAATTCAATATTTGATTCAATTGCTTCATTCAATTGTTCCTTTAAATTTTCATTTTCAGAAGCAAAATCTTCAACTAAATCATATTTTTCTTCTGGAACATCGATATAATTTTCATCAAAGAGAGTTTTTAGTCCGCTGATGAAGTTTTCAGCAATATCAGCACGAATGCCATTCTCAACTGATAATTCGTTTTGTTCCATCCATTGTTCAACAACATATCCAAGATAGTCGTCTAACTTTTCAGCCAATTCAGATGTAACTTCTGCAATGTTTTCTTCTAACAATGCTTCATAATGTTCAACAATAACATCTTCAAGTTCACCAACGCGTTCGTTGAT